GGGTATTTGCTTATCGATTCGGACTCATCGCAGATTGAAGCGCGTATCTTGGCGTGGCTTGCTGGTCAGGATGATTTGGTTACTGCGTTCGCCAATGGCGAGGATGTGTACAAGATTATGGCGTCCAGCATCTACGCCAAGCCTGTAGAAGAAATTACGAAGGAAGAACGGTTTGTTGGCAAGACCACGATTCTTGGCGCAGGGTATGGCATGGGTGCGGCGAAGTTCCAAGCGCAGTTGAAGACATTCGGCGTTGATACAGACCTAGAAGAAGCCAAAAGAATTATTACTGTGTATCGAGAAACGTACCCGCGCATACCTGAGCTTTGGAAGCAAGCACAAAAATGTTTGGGCTGCATTGTTACTAAAACGGTTAGTAATTTGGGCCGCGCGGGCGTTCTGGAGTTTGACCCGTCTAGAAGCGGGTTCTTGTTACCCAACGGGCTGTGGCAACGGTATGATGGTTTGACTAAGCAGATAGACGAAACCGGTAAAGAACAATACGTCTATCCTACCCGCCGGGGCACGGTAAAAATTTATGGCGGCAAGATTGTAGAAAACATTTGCCAAGCACTTGCCCGCTGCGTCATCGCCGAACAGCTAGTTAAAATAAATAGCAAGTACAAAGTAGTACTCACTGTGCACGATGCTGTAGCGTGTGTTGCAAAGAAAGAAATAGCACAGCAAGCCAGAGATTATGTAGAGCAGTGCATGCGCGCCACGCCCAAATGGGCGGATGGTCTTCCGTTGAATTGTGAATCTGGTATGGGCGAAAGTTACGGGGATTGCTAACGTGGCAAAGTACACATGGTCGTACAGTAATTTGAATCTGTTCTTGCAGTGTCCGCATAAGTACTACCGACTGCGCATCAAGAAAGATATTAAAGAACCTGACAGCGAACACCTGCTGTACGGCAACGCCGCGCATAAAGCCTTTGAAGAGTACATGCAGAGTGACACTCCGCTACCAGAGAAGTTTTCGCAATACAAGGTACAGCTTGACCCGTTGAAGGCTATTGAGGGCACTCGGTATTGCGAACACAAGCTGGGCCTGCAGGAAAATCTAAAGCCGTGCGGATTCTTCGACCCGTTGGTATGGTGGCGCGGTATCGCCGACCTGCTGATTGTGAATGGAGAAAAGGCATATCTTGTGGACTACAAGACAGGTAAGAGCAGCAAGTACGCCGATAGCAAACAGTTAGAGATTTTATCTTTGGCAGTGTTCAAACACTTCCCCGAAGTCAAGAAAGTAAAGGCGGGCCTGCTGTTCGTCGTGCCGGAAGAATTTATTAAGTCCAACTACGATAGCGACCAGCAGCACGTGTACTGGATGAAGTGGTTGGAAGACACGAAGCGGTTGGAAGTAGCCATCGAGAAGGATGTATGGAACCAAAAGCCTAACTTTACTTGTCGTGGGCACTGCCCTGTAGTAGACTGTCCACACAATGGACGCGCTTAATTTCAATGCCCTACACTAAATCCCCCCGCCCGTACAAGCATGAGTATGACATGCAGAAAAAGCGTGGGGAGCATGACGACCGTATGGAACGTCAACGGGCGCGTAGGAAATTGGATAAGAAAGGCGTTGACCGCAAGGGCAAAGACATCGACCACGTTAAGATGTTGAGCAAGGGCGGCAGCAACGCAGATGGTGTTCGTTTGGTATCCCCGTCCAAGAATCGTGCACGTAATGGGCACAAGAAGGGCGAGAAGAAGTAAGCTGTAAAGCGGGTAAGTAGTCTGCTGGAGCCAGTCGATACGTCGATTTGGTTCTATATGCTATTGGGAAAACGATGCAGATAATTGAAGACAAAGGGCTTTTGCTCCGGCTTAAAAACCCCGAGCGAGTCACAGCAGTAATCCCCAAAAGTAAACTTCTAGATGATGGTTCATTGCTAGTGAAGTGGGGTCTAGAAGAAGCACAAGTATTAAAAAATCTTAGAATCAAGAACGTACCGTCTCCTATCGAGGCGCACTACGACTGGCCCGGCCTACATAGACCGTTTGCCCACCAAAAGAAAACCGCATCATTCTTGACCCTGCACCGCAAGGCGTTTTGTTTTAACGAACAAGGCACGGGCAAGACATCGAGCGTCATCTGGGCTGCGGACTACTTGATGAACATAGGGCAGGTCAAACGGGTACTGGTTATTTGTCCGCTGTCTATCATGCAGTCAGCTTGGCAGAACGACCTGTTTAAGTTTGCGATGCACCGGACTACCGCGATAGCACATAGCCATTCCAGAGAGAAGCGCATCGAGGCTATCAAGAGCGGCGCCGAGTTTGTGATTATTAATTTTGACGGCACAGAGATTGTGTTCGACGCACTGGACGAAGCAAACTTTGACTTGATTGTTATCGACGAGTGCAACGCGCTGAAGAACCCCAACACAAACAGATGGAAAATAATAAATAAGTTAGTAAAACCAAAGACTTGGCTGTGGATGCTGACAGGTACTCCCGCGGCTCAGTCGCCGATGGACGCATACGGGCTGGCTAAAATGGTCAACCCAAGCGGCGTGCCTAAGTTCTCTGGTGGGTTCAAAGACATGGTGATGCAGCGCGTCACTCAGTTCAAATGGGTTCCTCGCCCAAGGTCCGAAGATGTAGTCCACCAAGCCCTGCAACCGGCTATCCGGTTCACTAAGGAAGAGTGCTTGGACCTGCCGGAGATGACCTACACCACTAGAGAAGTGCCGCTTACCCCGCAGCAAAGAAAGTATTACAAGCTAATCAAGCAACAGATGATGGCTACCGCGGCAGGGGAAGAGATTACGGCGGTCAACGCTGCAGCTACTCTAAACAAACTTCTACAACTGTCTTGTGGCGCCGTGTACTCGGATACTGGCGAGATTGTTGCGTTCGATGCTAAGAATAGAGTAGACGCACTAAAAGAAGTTATTGAAGAAGCATCCAATAAGGTCTTAGTATTTGTTGCGTATACACATGCTATACATATCATCCATGAAGAACTAACGAAGGCAGGGATTTCTGCGGAAGTTATCAACGGGAAAGTTCCCGTCACAAGACGCACCGACATATTCAATAAGTTCCAGACCGAGCATGACCCGCAAGTTCTAATCATCCAACCGCAAGCCGCAGCGCATGGTGTGACTCTTACAGCCGCCAACGTCGTGGTGTGGTGGGGTCCGATTACGTCGTGCGAAATCTACATGCAAGCCAACGCCAGAGTGCATCGTTCCGGTCAAAGAAACCCATGTACGGTGGTGCACCTGCAAGGGTCGGAAGTAGAGAAAAAGGTGTACACGATGCTGCAAGGGAACATTGACGTTCATTCACGTGTGGTCGATTTGTACAAAAATCTTGACTCTGATGCTTGACATTGTAAAGTGAAGGTACTAGAATTTAGTCGTAACGTTTAGGAGGGTTTATGGAAGCCACTGCTGACCGACTGGTCAAGGTGTACGTAAAAATCCGCGATAAGCGGAGCGAGCTTGCCCAAGAGTACGACAAGAAAGACGCCGAACTCAAAGAGCAGCTTGAGATGATTGAAAGAGAATTGCTGGAGATGTGTAAGTTAGTAGGTGCAGATAGTCTGCGTACCGAGCACGGTACAGTTAGCCGCAAGGTTCATAAGAAGTTTTGGACTAGCGACTGGCACTCGTTTCACAATTTTGTCAAGGAACACAATGCACTGGATTTGTTTGAGCGGCGCATTAGCCAATTGAACATGCAGCAGTTTCTTGAAGAAAACCCCGACCTCTTGCCTGCAGGTCTTAACGTAGACAGCAAATACACTGTCTCTATTCGCCGTAAATAAGGAGCATATCAAATGTCTGAACTGACTATTTTTAGCCAGAACCTTCCCGCGCACTTGCGTTCCATGCAACTGGACGATACTACCAAAGCTATCATGGGCGGCGGCCCTACCAGCAAGCGTATCTCTATCAAGGGCGGCGTATTCCGTATGATTGTTGGCGGTGAAGAAGTTGCCAAGAATGAAGAACGCTCGATGAATGTAATCATCGTTGCCGCTGCGCCGAAAGTGTCCCGTACCTATTACGAAGGCACGTATGAAGAAGGCGTCAAGATGGCACCGGTTTGCTGGTCATCCACCGGCGATAAGCCGGAAACTGAAGTTAAGACCCCGCAGTCCAGTGCCTGTGCGACTTGCCCCCAGAATGTTAAAGGCTCTGGCCCGGGCGACTCGCGTGCCTGTCGGTTCTCGCAGCGTCTGGCTGTGGTTTTGGAGAACGACATCGAAGGCAGTGTGTATCAATTGTCTCTGCCGTCGGCATCTATTTTTGGTAAAGGAGACGTTGGTAAGTGGCCCCTACAAACCTACGCGCAAATGATTGCAAGCAAGGGCGTACCCATCACGTCGGTAGTTACCGAGATGCGCTTTAATACTGATGCAGCTACACCTCGTCTGACATTCAAGCCGGTACGGTTTTTGGAGAACGATGAGTTTATGACAGCTATGGAACAGGGTAAAACTATTGACGCAGCTCGTGCAATTACTATGACTGTGCCCCAAGCTGACGGTGTAGAATCATCAACCCCCGCTCCAAAACTGGAGAAGCCCAAGGCTGTAGCCGCGCCAAAGGTTGAGGAGCCGGAAGAAGTTGAAGCGGTAGAAGAAGAACCTAAGAAGGTCAGCACCAAGAAGGCGCAAGAAGAACCCGCGCCAAAGAAGGATGTAAGCAAGCTGCTGTCGGAGTGGGATGATGAGTGAAACGAATACTCGTGGATATAGCCCAGCTATGGTGACCGCCGTACAAAATGCCGCTACGGATAGTATCGGAGTTAAGCTGGGCAAGCTGTGCATTGAGAAAAACATCCCAGTAATTGATGTGGCTTCGTTCTTTGGCGTATCTCGGCAGGCCGTATATATGTGGTTCAAAGGGCAGGCCAAGCCTAAGGCTAGCTATCAAGAAAAGATGAACAAGTTAGTAGCCAAGCTGTCGTCGTAATAAGTTTCGGAAGGGGTTGGGTTTTTATCAACAAGGGGTTGTCGGTAGAGCAACTCAATCCCTTCCACCTACTATCAGCGTGCGGGAAGTAAATGCGAACGAGAGAAGAGTTTTTGAAGTTTGTTTTGCCCACACGCGGCAAATATTGTTTGTGGGTTTGCCAAGGTAAAGATGAAAATGTTCGGCAAAATTTATACAACAGCATCGATGAATTGCTATCCAAAGTAGATGGTTGGATTGAGAGCAAATACAATGTGTTCTTTGGCGTTAATAGCTTTAAGACCACAGAAAACCGCACTCAACAAAATGTAGAGTTTGCTAAATCTTTTTTCCTAGATATTGATGTAGGAATAGATAAGAAGAACGCATACCCTACGACCGAAGAAGCACTTGAATCCTTAAGGGCATTTGTCAAAAGCACGGGTTTGCCCAAACCCAACATCATTAAGTCTGGACGCGGCCTACACGTATACTGGGTGTTTGACCGGGAAGTTCCTAAAGAAGAATGGCAGCCGTACGCCGACGGGTTTAAGCAGCTATGCGAAGATAGCGGGCTTATCATTGACCCTGCCGTGCCTGCTGATTCTGCGCGAATCCT